ACAGTAATCTTGACTGGCAGAGTTTCTGGTAGCCCATCATCAAATACGATTACAGGATATGGTACAAAATTTGATCAAGAAATTGTGCCATACGATTTTATTACAATTGGTACCGAATCAAAGCAAGTTGGTAATATTGAATCGCCCACAAGTTTGACACTGGTTGGACCACCAACACTGACGCATAACAATTCTGCGATTCAGATTGAAGGCACAACAGATGTGTGGAATGATCGTTTCCTGAAACAACTAGCCACAGCAAAAATCAAACAACAATGGGGAAACAATCTCAAAAAGTTTGAAGGCATTCAAATGCCTGGTGGTGTAACGCTAAATGGTCAGAAGATTTATGATGAAGCGGTTGAAGAAATAAAAGAAATGGAAGAACAAATTTACCAAATGGGTTCACTACCTTCTGAGATATTCACGGGATAATGAGTACCAATTTCTACTTCAATAATTTTCCAAGCAGACTTGCTGATGCTCCTATTACGCCGGAACAACTGCTTGTTGAAGATTTGGTTATAGAAGCACTCAAAATTTATGGCTTGGATCTTTATTATCTTCCACGAACAACACGTGATGAAGTAGATTATCTGTATGGTGAAGATGGTCTAAAACAATATCGTACAGCACATGCCATTGAAATGTATCTTGAGAACGTTACTGGTTTTGATGGCGATCAAGATTTTATATCTAAGTTTGGTTTAGAGATTCGTGATGAAATTACTATGTTGGTATCACGCCTTAGATTTAGATATACAGTCAATGGATTGACAAGACCGAACGAGGGTGATTTAATTTATATACCAATGACTACCAGTTTCTTTGAGATTACTGACGTTGAAAGTGAAAACGATCAAGCAATGTTTTACACATTAGGTCGAGGTCGTGGTGGTAACGTATATGTTTATGCATTGAAATTGAAACAGTATGTATTCTCAAATGAAATTATTGAAACTGGTATTGCCGATATAGACAACAATATTCGCAATTACTATCCAAAAATTCGCATTTCATTAGGTACCGGTTCAGGTAAGTTTCTCAATGATGAAATTGTATATCAAGGTTCATCGTTGGCTAACGCTACAACACAAGCACTAGTATATGATTTCCAACCAAATGCATACATTGATGTTTATCGTATTCAAGGTGATTTCACAACTTCAGCTAATGTGAAAGGCAATACAAGCAGCGCACAATGGACAGTGACGCTTGCATCTGATGCTGCAACAACGAACAATGCATATGAAGATATCTTTGACAATGCTCGTATTGAAGCAGCAAGTGATGGTATAATTGACTTCACCGAAATCAATCCATTTGGTGAGCCATAATGTTAGGTAACGCACAATTTTATCATCGCACCATCCGTAAGATGGTGGTTGTGTTTGGCACAATGTTCAATGATTTGGAGATTGTTCGCTACACACAATCAGGTTTGCCAAGAGAAAAACAAAAAGTTCCATTATCATATGGACCAAAAGAACGTTATCTCACACAGATAACTTCTGATCCTAATCTTATCAAATCAATCAACACTGTTGTTCCCCGCATGTCATTTAATCTTGACAGTCTGGAATATGATCTAAGTCGTAAGCAAGTTTCAACGTTACAAAATTTTGCCGCCGCTACAAACACTGGTGTAAGCACACAGTATCTCCCTGTACCGTATAACTTTGAATTTAGTTTATCAATTTATGTTCGTAATACAGAAGATGGTACACAAATACTCGAACAGATTTTACCGTTCTTTACACCAGATTTCAACGTTGTTGTGGATTTTATTCCAGCAATGGATCAGAAATATAATGTACCTATTATACTCAATTCAGTTGCATCGACAGTTGAATATGAGGGTGGTGTGTCTGATGGCACAACAAGATTGATTATTTGGGATTTAACATTTACGGCTAAGAGTTTCATCTGGCCACCAGTTAAGTCTGGCAAAATTATTAATGCTGCAAACACAAATCTTAACATTGATCTTACGTCAAAAGAATTGCAGAAAGTGTATGTTGACTATGCAAATGGCAATAATGTATTTACTACAGGCGAAACTCTGCGTGACACTGCGAATGGATTTGTTGGCACAGTAGAGTTCTTTAGCAATACACCACTAGGCACACTTGTCATCACCAGTGGCAATAAATATATCCAAACTGGCTATACATTGACTGGAGATTATTCAGGAGCAAAATATAATGTGGCAACGCTTGACATTAATTCAGTCAATGCTACCGCCATAATTACTGAACCTACTCCAAACACAGCATTAGCAAATAGTAGTTATGGATATATTGAAACAATTAAAAACTGGCCTAATACTTTATCATGAAAAAATTAAATAAAAATTTATCTGAAATCTTCGATATCGAGCCAGTAGAAGAAGAAGTAACACAAATTCAAACCATGCCTGTTGTTGTGGAAACATCAGATGTTGTTGAAACGGATTCAAATTATGCACGTGAAAATATCAAAACACTTATTGACACGGGTAATAAAGCACTGAATGATTTGGCTTATGTTGCCAATCAATCGGAGTCGCCAAGGGCGTATGAAGTCTTGGCTAATATGATGAAAAATTTAACCGAGATGAACAAAGATTTGCTTCAACTTCAGAAAACAAAAAGAGAACTTGCACCTCAATCTGAAGCCGCAAAAGGAGTCAACATAGATAAAGCAGTCTTTGTTGGCTCCACAACTGAACTTTTAAAAATGATTAAATCTAACAAATAAGACCATGGAACAATTAATCGAACAAATGAAAGTTATTCTTGGTACAAACTTTGGTTTGTATTTTAAGGCACACACTTTTCACTGGAACGTAGAGGGTCCAGACTTTGCACAATATCACGGCTTCTTAGGCGACTTTTATGAGGCAGTATTTGATCAGACAGATACGATTGCAGAACATATTCGTGCATTGAATTCTTACACACCAACATCATTGGCACGAATGATCGAACTGTCAAAAGTAAATGATCTGGTAGCAATACCATCGCCATTGATTATGATGAGTGAACTTGCAAATGATAACGACAAATACATCGTTGAACTTCGTGCAGGTATTGCTCTTGCTGATGCTGCTGATGAACCAGCAGTAGGAAATTTTCTTCAAGACATTCTTGATGCTCATCAAAAACATGGTTGGATGCTGAGAAGTTTTACACGTTAAGATATGGAAGTTGGATACCTTGGTAATGCACGACTCAAAAAAGTCGGTGTTGAATTATCCCTCACAGAAGAAGAAGTCAAAGAGTATGTAAAGTGTGCTGAAGATCCAGTATACTTTATTGCAAACTACGTAAAGATTGTCAACGTTGACCGTGGTCTTGTTCCATTTGACATGTGGAACTTTCAAAAAGAAATGGTCAACGAGTTTCACAATAATCGTTTTACAATATGTAAGATGCCACGACAGGTCGGTAAAACAACTACCACTGTTGGTTACATGTTATGGTGTGCATTGTTCAATGAAGAATTTGTTATTGGTATTCTTGCCAACAAACTTCAACTTGCACAAGACATTCTTGCCAAGATTCAAAAAGCATACGAATATCTTCCACACTGGTTGCAGCAAGGTATTATCAACTGGAACAAACGTTCTTTAGAACTGGAAAACGGTTCAAAGATTTATGCTTACGCTACGTCGGCAGCGGGTGTTCGGGGTGGTACATACAATTTAATCTTTCTAGATGAATTTGCATTCGTACCACATAACATGGCAGTAGACTTTTTTACATCTACGTATCCCGTTATTTCATCTGGTAAAACCTCAAAAGTAATTATTGTCTCTACGCCGAACGGTCTGAATCTATTCTACAAGATGTGGATGGATGCTTTAGAAGGTCGTTCATTATATAAGACACTTGAAGTTCACTGGTCACAAGTGCCGGGTCGTGATGAGAAGTGGAAAGAAGAAACGATTCGAAACACTTCTGAAGAACAGTTTCGTCAAGAGTTTGAGACTGAGTTTATTGGTTCTGCTGCTACACTTATCTCTGGTGCAAAACTGCGTTCAATGGCATTTCGTGATCCGATGCGTATTGAAGATGATGGCAATTTGTTTATCTATGAAGATGCACGACCGGGTAGAATATACATCGCTACGGTAGACTGTTCGGAAGGTGTCAACTTAGACTACTCGACAATCAACATTCTTGATGCAACTGAAGCACCATATAAACAAGTGGCAAGATATCGTAACAACAAGTTGCCGCTGTTATTCTTTCCAACAGTTATTTACTCGATAGCCCGTAGATACAATGAAGCATATGTGTTGATTGAAACAAACAATGTGGGTCAGCAAGTCGTGGATATTTTACACTATGATCTAGAATATGAGAACATCTATAAACTAGAACATCATCATATTAAAGGTCAAAGCATTTCTGCTGGCTTCAAACGTTCGGTTGCGTTTGGTGTAAAGACGACTAAATCAGTTAAGAAAATTGGTTGTGCTAACCTCAAGACGCTGGTTGAGAATGACAAACTGATTATTAACGACTTTGATACTATTGCTGAACTGAACACGTTCGTCAGAACAAAAGACACTTTTGCTGCCGAAGAGGGCAACAATGACGATATTGTGATGGGCTTGGTGCTTTATGCGTGGCTGACAGCCCAATCATTCTTTAAAGATGAGACAAGAATTGATATTCGTAAGATTATGTTGGAAGAGCAGAACATGCTAGTTGACGAAAGCATGGTTCCTTTTGGCTTCATTGACGATGGTGTGACAGAAGAAGTGATGGCAGAAGATGGTGACGTTTGGCAGCCCCCAGCCGGTTATTTATCGTCAAGATTATAAAAAACTAAATAGACTATAAAAAGAATATTGACCCAACAATAAAAGGAGAAATCCAATGGCATTTCAATTATCACCTGGAGTGAATGTATCAGAGATTGAT